TTTTCTTCTACTCCTTCGACTAATTTTACTGTTATCATAGTTTTATAGTTTTTTATATAATATAATTAAAGTACAAATATACTAAATTTACTTTTATTTGTAAAAAAGTTTATCTTGGCTCAAATTGATTTAGACCTAAACCATCTAAACTATCTTCATTTGACTCAAAGTTTATTGGAGGTAAATTATTCTTTCTTTGATTTATCAACATTGATTGTTGGCTATTTTGTTTGCTAATCCTTTTATCTTTGCTATCTTCTTTTACTTTTTCTTTTTGTAATACTAAAGATTCGGAAAGCCCTGCCATTTGCATATTGTAGTTAAATTCTAACTCCATTAATTGAGCCTTTAATTGTGCTTCAGTTTGGAGCTTATCTTTCTCCCATTGAGCTTGTCTATCAATTACTTGTATTTTCATTTGAGCGTCAACTTGAGATTTCTGCATTGCAGCTTCGGCAGCCATCTGTTGAACTTGAATATTCTGCTGAGAAGTAATAGCCTGCTGTTGCATTTGCATCTTTTCTTCTCTTTGCAATTTAGCCTTTCTTTTTTGTTTTAAAAGCTGATTGGCTAACTTTAAATTTCTAATCTCCCTAATGTCAATAGCATCTTCTAAATATATATCTCCTCTTGATAAAGCCATTTGAATATTCGCCTCTAACTGCGCTTTTTCTTGTTCGTCTGGCTCAAGCTCAATAAAAATGCCAAAATCATATAGGTATAGTTTTTTAATGTCTTCTAAAATATGAGCATTGTATTTTCCTATTTTATTAGCAAAGTCATCTTTAAAATCTGCATATTTCATAATATCCGCAACTCTATAAGTTATCGCTTCAGATAGTCCTCTACATACATAGAGCAATCCATCAAGAATATGCCTTGTCGCTACGTTTGAATTTAAAGCTGCTAACTTTTGTAATCCTACCAATGAATTAGGGTCAGGCATTGAACCATCCCTTGCTTCATTTAGCCCTGTAACATCTCTTATCATTGACAAATACTGATTATAAGTAGTTATCAAAGTGCTTATCTTAGATGCTCCAGAATTAGAGTTTAGTTGTTGAATTGGTATCCTTGCATGATTAAAGTCACCCTCTTGAGTTAAACTTCTACCAATAACACTACCTGTTTGAAAATATAGCCTTAAAGCTTCTTCAGGATTATATGTAGCCCCATTTCCTAAGTCTACTTCGTTTAGACCATCAGCATCTATAAATACACCATCAGGAACTGTTCTATTAATTACCTGTTGTAGCTTTAAATGGACAATTTGAATCCCATCAGCAAAAGGAACCATTTTTCTTCCTAATGAATCTATTACCCCTTTGTACATTCTTGGAGCGCAACCTACATAGTTTGAAATGGCGTGTTGAGAACTTGATTGTGGTCTAACCATATTCTCTGCTAATTGCCATTTAATCAAAATATTAGCACCTAATACCATCACCCCCTCATACCAAACATCAATAGTCTTTTCCTTTTTCTCAAATCTTCCTTCCATTACTTCGTCAGGAGGATTAAAACTATCGTCCTTTTGAATCATCTTAGTCCCATACTCCCCTATTTTTTTCTTATACACTACTTTCTTTGTAGTTTTATAATTATAATATAATAAAGTAGTAACGTCTTGACCAAACATACTATTGTTATAGTATTGAGCTAAATTGTAATAATCAAACCATGCTGCTCCATATTGAGAAATAATTTCTAATTCTTCTTTAGAAATATCAGGCTTAATCTTTTTTAATTCAGTAATAGATATAGTCTTAACCTCACCAAAATAAAAACAATCTTTAAAGTAAGGGTCTTCGGTATATGAATAAACTAAGTTTGCAGGATCTACATAAGAAATCTCTACGCCAGAGCCTAATAAAAATTCATGCTTACCAAAACCTATTCCTATAGTTGCAATATCATAAGCAATTCTTTTTTGAGTATCTTGGAAGTGGTTTTCATCAAATACGGTTTCTATTGCTGTTTCTTCGGCTATTTCTATTGAAGGCTTATATTTTAAATTCATGTATAATTGCAACTCCTCATCTGTGCTTGGCAATTCATCAGGATTAACAACAAAAGGATTTACTCCTGTTTGTTCTTGAATATTTAAAAGAAGACCTTTAGATAACATTTGCCCTTCTATTATATCTTGGAACTTAGACCTTTGTTCTTGACTTAAAGCGTCTTGAGAGTAAGCCTTTACTTTAAACATTCTTTCGCACATCCCATTTACTACAACGTCTATAAATTTAGACATAATAGGAACGGGAGTCCAATCTAAGTTAAGATAAGACAAGTCCCCATTAATAGCAAGCTCATTCTTGTATTTTTGAACAGGTTGCTCCCCTCTTGCATATAATCTTAATCTATGGAAGTCGCCCCATTGATTATAAAATCTGCAACCTTGCCCATCCTTACGCATCCACTCGTATTGTATGGCGTTGCCAACTTGAAGTCCATACTCAGGACTTTCTTTCTCTGCATCGGTAGCCATCTGATTTGGAAAAGACGCTGTAACAATGCTAATTTTAATATCTTTTTCTTTCATCTAAGTTCGCTTTGATAACCAAAATTTTCATATTGTGCAAATTTAATACAAATTTTTGATTCTTTACGTTCAGGTTGATATAATTGTTTATTATTTGCCATAATTGCTAACCCACTACTTATTGAAGCGTCATGTTTTGACCTATCCGTAATGTCAAAAACTGCCCAATCTGCTAAAGTATTATTAAATAACATAGACCCAATTTCAGTCGTATCTCTATAAACCCCTGTAGTATCGTACCCTACATATTTTTCTATGTACATCTCTATTGCAGAGGCATGAGCTTGTATTACATCTGTTGAACTGTTTGGAATACCACCTAATTCTCTTTCGGTTTTTGATAACGACGCCCCATGTTTATCTGGTCTATTTAATGAAAATGGTCTATACCCTCTATTTTTAAAGTGATACAATAATCTTGTCTTATTGTTCTCTATTAATATCGGCATACCATAGAATACACAAGCCATAAGAACATCCTCAAAGAATATTTCAGCCATTTGAGGTCTGCATATATACTCTAAAAAAAACGTATTAGTAGGCGCTTTAGACTCCATGTGAAACTTGGTTAGCCCATGTAATGAACCATTTGACCCCCTACCATCTACCACCGCAGAAATGTCATAAGGGTCACACCCAAAAGCGCCAATATGCTCTAATAGTGGATATTTTTGTCCACCTCTTTCAACAATTTTGTTTTGAAGTTCAGGTGGAGGCATCCAATTAATCAAAAATCTACCCTTTTTATCAGGACTCCATATTACTTTAGTGTCCTTTATTCCATCTTTCCACATAAAGTTGCCCCTTGTTAAATGATGGCTAGTTATTAAAGAGTCATTGTAGTCTATTTGTTGATAAATTTTAGTCAAGTTAAATAAAGAACTCTGCGACTCATCTCTAAACGCATGAGCCAATGTTCTTGGAAACTGACGATAATATTCATTTAATGCTTCACTATCATTTTTAAGAGAGTTTACCTCCCCCTCCCAATAGTCTATCGCCCCTATCTTAATTGTTTCGCCATTTATTCCTATTATTGGCTCCTTTGGCGCTCTAAAAACAGGCATCCCATATCTATCTATAAACCCCTCCATATTCCACTCCATAGGTATAAATAAAGCATAAAGTCCGCTTTTAGTTTGACCGTTGTCATTTCTATTTAAAATATTGGAATCGTTTATTAGTTTCTTATAATTAGAACCTCCATTCTTCATAGCATTTACAGTAGAACCCATCATACACTTGCCAATAATTCTACTACCCAACCGCAAACAAGTTTTTGTTACACGCCAATTCTCTTCAATGTTATTTGGTCTTAGCCATTTAGAAGACTCATCGTGTGCTAAAAATGTTAGTTTTTCCCCATCATAAGCGTTATTGTCGGTATTTTTCCAGTCAATACTTGAGTCCATACCCTCGTATTCTTTAGAATCTGCCCTTTCCCCAAGCTTCTTTTTGCTTAATCGTGTTGCAGGAACTTGATATAGTAACTCACTCTTAGGCTTGTCCATACCATCCATAATTGGCTTAAAGAAGAACGGAAGCTTAGTATTTATAGGAACAACTTTTAAAGTAAACATCTTCTTAGCGTCATCCCCTGTCTTACTCAATATGCCTACCCTTGCTTTTTTAGTAGAAGTAGCCACATTGATACACTCTGAAGACTCCATAAATGAAAATCCAGACCTACGAATTTTAACATAAGCCATTCCAAAACATCTATTGTCTGCCTTGCAAGCCTCCCAAAAAATAAAAAATATTCTGTTTGCTTCTCTATAGTCTGGATAACCAACATCTATACAAGCCCATTGCAAATAAAACCAATGTGAACCCGTAATATAAGTAGGCTTACCATTGGAATAAAACCAATACCCATTCTCTCTGTAGTCAAATTGATCATTTATATAAGAAATATGACTATTTTTAAACTCATTAGAATACTCGTCCCATTCAAAAATAGACCTTATTTTTTGTAATTCTTTTGGAACTAACTCCCTTTCCCAATATTGGTCTTTTTTAACATTACTTCTGTTTTTGATTTTGTCTTCGGAAGGCTCCTCTGGAAGGGCAATAACAAGCCCATTTATTGATACTATTTCGCCTATACGACCTGTCTTGGAAATTACAACCATATCATATTCAGGGTCGTAACCATAAGCCCACTTTTTCTTTTCGTTGCGCCTATTTAAAGTATTTGTGTTGACATACTTATCAAGTACTACATAAAGATTACTTTGCGAATGATTCTGCAAATCCTCTCTGTCCTGTTGTAATTTTTTCAGACTCATTTTCGTTCTCAGCGTTTATTCGTGAAAGTATCTCTAATGCGTCAAATATCGCTAATTTTTTAGCAGCAGCAGCATTTTTTAATCTATCGGCAGTTAAATCGTTCTTAGCAATTTCAAATTCGTCTGCTTCTCCGTTATTAAAAATAGGAGATTCGGCTACTTTAATAAGTTCATTAATAGCCTTGTACCCTGCGTCTATGATTTGTTGCTTAATTGTTTTCATATTCTTTTTGAAAATAAAACATTTATATAATAGCTGTTATTTGATGGTCAAATATTCTATATAAAACCTGTCCGTCTACCTCAAACTCATATTCGCTTTCAGGAGTGAAACTTACTATGTCCCCTTTTGATACTCCATTCTTAATCAAATAATCGTTTGGGTAAATCATCTCGCCCATCAATGGCTCGTTTATAATGTTTTTATAAAGATAAGATTCTTTTTTTGGAATCGGCTTAACAAAACAATATTTATCGTAGGCTATCCAATCTTCTCCCTTTTTATATAAAAAGAATTGGTCTGGCTCAATTAAAAACACATTGTCCCTAAAAAAGCTTTTACCGCTCTTTTTATTTCCCTTCATGTCATTATAGTATTTAAACGTATTATGATGCACAAGAAGCGTATCTCCTTCTGAAATATCGCCTTTATACCACAAAGGAGTAGATATGACCTTTGCTTGTCTGTTTGAATATTTATGGTCTTCTTCTGAAGTATTTACAATAAATTCAATTCCACCTATGTTTTTAACATTGGAATATCTATGCCCACCTATAGGCTCACAAATAAAATAAAATGGAGACTTCATTAATAATTAGTTATGTATTCTTTTGTCATGGCTACATGATTGTTAAAATCTTTCCATAACATTATCTCACTTTTTTCGTTAATAACGTAGATTTCTACGCCTTTTTCTGTATCTTTAATTAAGTGAATTTTGTACTCATTTTCTAAAACAGACTGACCTACGATATAGTGCATCGCATTATTTTTTAAATCTAGTCCTATAGATAATTTTCTTATCAAACTTGAGTAATTTTTAAAGCAACAGAAGCTCCATTAGGCTCAATACTAGGAACACCACTTTTGCTATATAAATATAAATTTGTACTGCTTGAATACCATTTGATTTTTATTTTTTCAGATGGATTTACTATTCTTAATAACCAACTATAATTAAATAATTGACTTTTTGCATCAGAAGCGTATGTGTTTTCAAACTTAGAATAAGCCACTAAAGCATTATTTTTTTCAATCCATAGTCTAAAGTAATTACCATTTACAACATCGTCATTATAAACATTAATCATCAAATCTAAACTATAAATGCCAGGAACTACAAACTCAATTGTTGCATTGTCCATTGGATCAAGTATAATATTTGGAGAAGCGTCAGGAACTTGGTCGTATGTTAAATCTTCTATTCCAAGCCCACCAACCGTTGCTGTATTTAATGCAAAGAAATACTCTATACCCGTCCATTTAATACCTCCACCTGTAGAAACAAGTTTTGCACCACTAACCCCTCCGCTATTAAAAGAGTCTATTATTGTACCTTGTATTTCTACATCCCCCGAAAATTCACCATTTGCCCTTTGCAAATCCCCCACTCCTACAATGTTCCCTGTTAAAGAAATAGACCCTGTCAGATTTATACTTTGAGTAGCAGTATTTCCCTCATTTAGCACCGCTTGTAGTGTACCTATATTGTTTTGAAATAAAGTTTGAATGTCAGACAATACAAAGTTCTCTGTTTCGTTACTACTAGAAACATTTGTTCCAATTACTTTTGAAGAAAGAGTTACAGGACTAGACGATGGGTAATTTGCTATTTTCATTTTTTTTAGTTTGATTTTTGAGTTACTTCTCCTGTGTTCATATCAATCACAGAATCTTTACCGTATGTTTCAATTAAAACCTTTTCAAACTCCGTAAAGTCTTTTTTAAGGTCTAATATTTTTTCTAAATAAATTTGTTTTTCATACTCCAACTCACCTATTCTAATTTTATAAGAGGTTAATTGTTTCTGAGATTCTTGAATTTTTGTTAATTCTTCTTGAGTTACTTTCATATATGATATAATTTAATTTTTGACAAAAATAATAAACTTTTTGTTTTAATGCAATATTTTTTTTATGGACACACCGATAGCTTTATACTGTTGAAATTAGGATGACAACAGCAATTGGCTTTCCATTAAACCAACGAATAAAGATACTATTCCAAGAAGCCTGTTATACTAATTTGTATAAATACAAATCCGTTCTTTTTTTAAGTCGTTCGGCTACGACACCTCAATCTATGGATTAATATTTTTTTTACCTTTCGGCATTTCAACAGTATATGTTCCTGCTAAGGAGAGCATATAAGAAGCAAAAATATTAAACTGAATAGTTTCTTAGGAAGCGAGAAGATTCTTTAATTATCGTCTTTTTGTTTTAACTCTTAGACATTGAGAACAGAGTAAAAAGAAAAAAACACGCTTCAGATTATCGACCTAATGTTCTTTTCCATTAGTTCCAGCTCGATAAACTTGGCGTGTTTTTTACAAAATATATCTATGTAAGATTTTGCAATACAAACAATCTATCAAGCTGGAAGTCGATAAATCATAATGCAAAAATAATAGTTTTTTTTAAAAATGCAAATTTTTTTTATTTTTTTTTAAAAAGCCCCCGATTCTCATCGAAGGCTAATTACACTAAC